CTTCGTTCCCCCCCTGAGGGTGGGCCGGGCCCTAGGTTGGCCGATAACGCCTCGTACAGCCACGCTACGCCGCGTATTCATGCGGACGGGTATGCGTTCCCTCGTTTGGAAACTAGGGCCCCTGATTCGGTGGTCGGTTCGTACGGTGATGACGCCGCTGAATGGCTAGATCGGGTGTTTAACATGCAGCTTTTTGGTTGGCAAAAGTACGCGCTGGACCGGGCCCTGGAGTATGACGATAAAAAAGAGCTTGTTTGGAGTGCGGTCATTATTACGGTGGCCCGACAGTCGGGCAAATCTTTCCTATCTCGAGCCGTGTGCATGTGGCGTTTACACCATGCCGACCTATTCGGTGAGCCTCAAACGATCTTGCACGTGGCTAATAAGCGATCGACCGCGATGGAAGTAATGAGGCCCGCAGGATTGTGGGCCGTCGCGACCTACGGGAAAAAAGCCGTAAAGTGGGGCAACGAAGCGGCCGGTATCGAGTTACCGTCGGGTGACCGGTGGCTAATCCATGCCGCTAACGACTCGGCCGGTGTCGGGTATTCGTGCTCAATGATATTCGTCGACGAGGCGTGGAAGGTTAAGCGTGAAGTAGTCGAAGACTCACTCGTACCAACGATGGCAATGAAAAACCAGGGGCAACTATTCCTCATATCTACTGCAGGTGACTCGACCAGTGACCTGATGCAAGCGTACCGGCAGCGGGCCCTCGACCGTTTAGAAGATCCCGAACCGGGCAGTGTCCTCCTACTGGAATGGAGTGCACCGGCCGAAGCGGACCCCGACCAGGTGGATACGTGGCGATGGGGGTCCCCGGCGTGGGACGATAAACGTGAAGCGTTTGTCCGGCAGCAATGGCACCGCATCGAAGAATCAGCGTTTAGGCGTGAATACTTAAACATGTGGGTGATCCGGTCGAACCATTGGCTCAAGGAATCGTATTGGAATGCGTGCCTCGATCCCCTGGTCGAGCTCCCCACGGACGGGGTTTGGTCGGTTGCGGTCGAGTGTGACTTCGATGGTATGGGGCACGCCGTAGCAATAGCAGCTCCTAACGTGAACGGGCACATCGTTGTCAGGGTCACGACGCATAGGACGATTGTCGAAGTGGACGAACAACTACGCAAGATCCGGGCCCTGCATCCGAGCCTCTATATTCAAGTGACGCCGGGTTATGTGGACCGCATACGTGAAAAGTTTGATGACCTGGTTGGTCAACGTGAGGCAGTGGTAGCAACCCAAATCCTCGTAGACCTCTTTAGTCGCCTCCAAATTCGGCACGATGGCAGCCAAATACTGCAGGAACATTTTGGGAATTCGACGATCTCGCAGCGTCAAGGCGGGTGGGTTATCACCGCGCCGATGGGTCGGTCCGGTATTTATGCCGGTCGGGCGGTCATGTTTGCCGTGTCGCAAGCCTCAAAGACTCCGCGTAGTGTGGCGATGATTCGCTCACGTAGACCGAGACGCGCATGACTCTGTACATTATTACCGGGCCGCCATGCGTCGGTAAATCAACCTACGCCAAACGGTACGCCGTCGAGGGTGACATCGTTGTCGACCTTGACCGTATCGCCCTCTCAATTGCCTATGAAGACTGCGAGCATCACACGTACCCGAAACACATCCGGGATACCGCCCGGCTCATGAGGAAAAGCGCCGTAGCCGCCGCAATAATAATTAGCCGAAAGAATGACGCCTACGTGATCGACTCGAAACCCGGGTCGAACGCTCGACAATTATATAAACGCAACGCCGCCGTATTCATTGATCTCACCGCACCGCTTGCCGTCCTTACTACCAGGTGTGCAGCGGAGCGCCCCGCGTGGGTAATGAAAACACTCGTAACGTGGTGGGATGTCCCCGACGATGAAGCGACACGCCGACACGCATAAATCACGCAAACGCATCTAAACGCAGCCAAACCGTGGTAAGGGGCTACACTGGCCCCATGGTGTTCCCCCGAGCCCTTTCACTCGTGCGCGGTCAAGAGTCTATTTCCCGGACGATGGCGACAGCACAGGAACCTGCAGCCGCGCACGTACGTGAATCCTCGGGCCTCTACGCCTTGCTCACTAACCAGTTGGCTGGTCGATCCACTCGACCCACAGCGATGCAGGTCCCCGCGTTCGTGGACGCTCTCAAGACGTACACGCACACTATTAGCGCGTTCCCATTGCGCGAATACTTTGATGGTCAGCCCGTACCTGCCCGGCAACTACTGTCACAACCGTCACCGATCTACCCGTACGCCAACGTCATCCAACGCACACTCTCAGATCTCCTCATGTTTGACCGGGCTTACTGGCTCGTGATCGATCGGGACTTCGCCGGGTATCCGACCTCTGTCGAGGTTATGCGCGTCGAGGACGTCATCGACACACCGGCCGTCTTCGCCGGGATCGAAGAGACTCAGCAACCACCGGCGGACCCTTTTTATTATCTCGCCCGAAGAGTACCGACCCGGGACGTCATCAAATTTTACGGGTCAGGTGAAGGTGGCTGGTTGGCCAACGGGGCTACCGCGATCACGACAGCGGCAGCACTCGAAGCCGCGACCCTTATGTATTCCGAAACCCCTATACCCACCGTGGCTCTCAAGAATAGCGGCCCGGATCTCCCCGCCGAACAGGTCGATGCACTACTCGACGCATGGGAAGAAGCCCGCGCCAACCGTGGGACCGCGTACCTCAACAACACGATCGACGCGCAAGTCATGGGCTTTAGCGCCCGCGACGTGCAACTCGTTGAGGCTAAAAATATGGGGGCCGTCGCTATCGCTCGCCTGGCTAATCTTGACCCGATATGGGTCGGGGCCGGTGTGCCAGGTTCAAGCCTCACGTATTCGAACAGGGTGGATTTATATCGGAACCTTTTGGACACGGCGCTACGGCCCGTCATGAATCTGGTAGCGCAACGCCTCTCGATGCCCGATGTCACCCCTACCGGTTACGTAATCGACTTCGATACGACCGCGTTCCTACGCGACAACATTGCGGCCCTCGCCGAAGTCATAACCAAGCTCCTACCGCTGGACGTTATTAGTGTGGAGGAAGCCCAAAACCTTTTAGACCTACCAACACTCGGAGTATTTAACATGAATGGAGCCCTAAGGTGAAACAACTTAACACGGAATCAGTCGTCATCTTCGAAGAGCGTGAAGACAAAACCGGCGACATCGTCGGGTCAGGTCACGGCATGGCAGTCCCATACAACTCCGAAACCATGATCGGTGGCGTCCGGGAATCCTTTGCACCTGGCTCCTTCGACCTAACCAACGTAATCGGTAAGCCACTCGCCTACCGTCACGGGGAACCAGTCGGCAAGATCACGGGCGCTGAGAACAGAGAAGATGGCCTCTACATTGACTTCGAGATTGTGGACACGGCCCTAGGCCGCGATGCCGCCGTACTCGCCCGAACCTCCACCATTAAGGGCCTGTCTGTCGGGTTTAACCCCGTCAAGTCGATCATGAGCAAAGCCCGTGACGCGATACAGCACACAGCCGCGAACCTACTCGAAGTTAGTCTCACCCCATATCCCGCTTACGCCACAGCCGGTGTCAGCAGCATTAGAGAAGAAAAAGGAGAAACAATGTCCGACACAATCGAATCGGCCGAACTGGTGTCGGTCGACCAAGAAGCACGCGAGGCAGTCAAGTCACTGCGTGAAGAAGTACAAACCATTAGCGCTAAAGCCTTTATCTCAGAGGCTCAGCACCCAATGAGTGCCTACCGTTCGTTCGGTGAATACTCCAAAGCAGTGCTCGCCGGTGAAGTAGAATCCCGCGCACTTGCAGATCAGATCACCACAAACAACCCCGGCCTCCTTCCACCTAACTGGATGTTGGACGTTAAAAACATCGTCGATCTTGGTCGACCAGGTATCAGCGCTTTTGGTGTGGAATCCGCCGGAACAAGTGGCATGGAGTTTGCCTGGCCATACTTTGACGGTGACCTAGCACTCATTGTTGAGCAGCAGACCACAGAAAAGACCGAAGTTAATTCCGTTCGGATCGACATCAAAAAGGGAACGGCAAGCCTTCAGACGTTCGCAGCGGGTTCAGATATTTCCTACCAGTTGCTTCAGCGCTCAAGCCCTTCCTACCTTGACGCACACAATCGGATCATGGTCGCGTCGTACGCGCTCATCACCGATAACGCGTTTGTTGACGCGATGCTCGCAGCCAGCACTCCACAAAACTACAACTTCGCGGGTGACACGACAGGCGCAGAATTCCGCGCTGGAGTATTCCAGGCGTCAGTCACTGTGGAAACGGCAACCGGTCGCGGGGCAGAGTTTGTCCTTGTTGCCTCTAACGTGTTTGCAGAAATCGGCGGTTGGTCGACGTTTTTCCCATCGGCCTACCCCGTCTCGAACGTGTCAGGTGTGGCGACCGCTGGAACTCTCGGAGTAAACGTCTCCGGCCTGCCCGTGATTCACGACCGCAACCTCGCAGCCGGTGCGATCCTTGTATCGAACACAGCGACAGCCTCCTGGATCGAAGACGGTCCAGCCCTCGCCACAGCGGAGAACGTAGCCAACCTCGGCCGCGACATCGCGATCTACGGTTACGGGGTTAGCGCCGCTTACACCGCCGCTGGCATCGTGTCCCTTGAAGTTGTGTCCTAACAAACTAACAACCCTCGAAAGGTAGTGAAGGTTCCGATATGGCATTGGTAACCGGTCAGGAACTGGCCGATAATCTGGATATCGAGTACGAGACACCCGACAGTCTCGTGCTCGACTTGCATGCCAACTCGGCATGTATTTTGATCGGTTACCTAGTCACGCTTGTTTCGTTCGCAGCGGAACCGGCACCCCTAAAAATCGCGGCCATGAGTATCGCGGTCGAGACATACCAAGCCGCGTACGCGGCAGGGGGCGAATCTATTAGCGTGGACTTCACCCCGAGCCCACGAATTAACTCGGCGCTAATGGCCCGGGTCACTGTCCTACTCGCCCCTTACAAGCAGATGACGACGATGGTCGGCTAATGGCACTCACCACGGAAGCCCGAGAACTAATAGTTACGAGCCTGACCGGGCTCGGGTACAAAATCTACGACACGGTTCCTACGGTTCCGGTGACCCCGTCGGTCGTTATCGTCCCCGACTCTCCGTGGGTACAGCCGACCCGTATCGGCTCAACCCTGAACTATGCGGTGCGGTGGAGGCTACTCCTGAACGTGAACGTGAGGGTAAACGCGGTGGCAATCTCGACAACCGAGGACGCCCTCGACGTGCTACTGGCCGCGCTACCCGCATCGGTGAACGTAGCGAGTGTGAACGCGCCGCAGCTCCTCAGCCTTGGATCGCAAGGGACCGTCATGTCAACCGAAATCGAAGTTCAAATACAAATGAAAGAAGGATAACTAATGCCCGCTATTGGAGTAACTGGAGCCGTGTTCACCGTGTCAATCGGTGGGACACAATACGAGGACCAAGTGACCTCGGGAACGATCAACACGACACCGACAATCGTCCGGACTAAAACCCTGTCCGGGGTCGCGTTCGACCAGACCGACCTCAACTCGACCATGAGTCTCGACTTTCTATTCGATGAAGTAACCGGGATGTATGGCGCACTGCAAACCGCTATCGCTGGTGCCGCATCCGTCGCGGTCGTGGTCGAGTCAACGTCAGGAACGTGGACCGGGGCCGCGATGTTCATCGAATCCGCAGACCTCACCTACCCGGGTGACAACGTGGTGACAGTTTCCGCATCATTCACCGGCACAGTCACATTCAGTTAAGGCCAAGGGGGACACATCATGCAAAGAGCTAGGTTGTACGTTTCAGGTGAAGGCATCGAGGAACGCAATTTTGAGATGCTCCAAGGTCACAGTCTCATGTGCACCCGGATTATTAAAACCGAGTCAGACACAAATGAGGCTAGGGCGTTGGCGATCAGTTACTACGAGGTTGAAGGTAAAGAGCCCGGTGACCTGAAAACGGTGGAAGCGTGGGCATTACGCAAACGCATCGTCGTAGAAGCAGTGTGGGAAGAAATCGACCCTTTCAACCTGGGTGTGATGAAAGGCTCCTAATTGAATTAAGTGTTGCCCTTGGGTGGCCATTGGAACATGTCAAAAAATTGACGATGCAGGAAGTGATTACTTACTGGGAGGTGTTGGAAAGTGGCTAAAGAGTTTGACACATACATTGTGGGACTTAACGAGCTACTGCGGGACTTCTCCAAACTCGGTAAAGAAGCGTCAAAAGAATTACGCCAGGCATCTAAAACTATTGCTGAACAAAAAATGGTGCCAGCGTTTCGCCAGGCAGCACTCAACTCTGGGCCTTGGGGTGAAGCGTTAGCCTCCGGTGTTCGTGCTGGCGCTGACCGTGTGCCCAAAGTAATGATTGGGTCACAAAAGAAAATTACTCGGGGCAAGGCGTCAAGTAACATGTTGCGTTACCCGGTTGATACCGGTGACGGTGGAGACTCAACGGCCCCCTTCCAACGCACCAGTTGGCTATCTAAGGCACGCACATACCAAAAGCCTGCACTAGAGGAATGGTCACAAACAGTTGATCGCCTAGTAGCGAAATGGCCAAGAATCTAATGGCAACCATAGGCGGCAAAACCCTCCAAATTTTTGTTACTGCAGACCTGAAAAAATTCAACTCTGGACTGAACAAAGCCCAAGGCGGCCTTAAAGGTTTCGCCAGCACAATGAAATCAATGGTCGGCCCGGCCCTTATTGCGACAGCTGCAGCGGCCGGCGCACTGGCAGTCAAGTTCGGGGTCGACGGTGTTAAGGCTGCACTCGATGATGAAGCCGCACAAAAGAAGTTAGCCACCACGCTACTGAACGTGGGTTTAGCCCATGACACTAAAGCGGTTGAAGGCTACATTTACCAGCTTGAACGAAGCCTAGGCATAGCAGACACAGAATTACGGCCGGCATATGATCGCCTGGTACGGGCTTTGGGTGACACAGAAAAAGCCAACACGGCTTTGCAGCTCTCCCTCGATGTGTCGGCCGGGTCAGGTAAAAGTTTAGAAGCCGTAACTGAGGCACTGGGTAAAGCCTACGAGGGCAATATCGCGGGCCTGTCTAGACTTGGGGCCGGTATCGACGCCGCCACCTTGCGTTCTGGCGACATGGAAGCAATCACTAGGAAACTCTCTGGCACATTTGCAGGCCAAGCAACAGCCTCAGCTAGCACATTCCAAGGCCAAATAGGTCGACTAACAACAGCAGCAGACAACCTTAAAGAAGCCTTTGGCCAAGGCATGCTCGACGCCCTAGGCGACAGCAACACTAGTACTCAGGCCCTCGTCGATAGCATGGAAAGCCTAGAGCCCATGATTAAGGCGGCCGGCACGGCCAGCGTCGACTTTGCTGCAGGTCTCCTTATTCTCAGTAACAGGGTGGCTAACTTTGGCAGAGAGACAGAGGACAGCAACGGCAGCGGACTTGACCTAGCGGCAACACTCTACAAACTACAGCTGCAACTAATACCAGGCGCGTCGGCAGCCCTGACATTTGCCGGAGCAATAACGGACGTTGGTTCGGAGGCCCGCATTACCAGCGGTGCCCTAGCAGACATGTACAAAAAAACTATTGCCGTGGGCATGGCTGCACTTGCATCAGCCGGTGCAACTACGGAGGCGCAACAGTCTTTAATTGACTCGGCGTATGACTCAGGTATTGCTGCAGCTCAAGCAGCGGAAAAAGAAAAAAGGCTGGCACCATATTTTGCACGCCGCGCCGAATTACTCGCCCTAGCCACTGCTGAAACTAAATCCTTAAATACGGCGACTGGCAAAATGTCAGAGGGTACAGAGGAACTAACTAAAAAACAGATTAAACTGATCGCACTTAATGAAGATTTGGCCGCATCTTACTCGGACACGGCCGACAAGCTGAACACGCGCATGGCGAAACTTAACGAGAATCTTGGCATTTTTGACACGATGCAGGCGAAACTTTCCGCCGGACTTGACTTGGCGTCAGCGTTTGAAGGCCAATTTGATGATGCCGGCGCTGCCACTGGTGTCAGCCTGCTGGAAGGTTTCAACAAACAAATAGACCAGGCGAATTACTTTGGTCAAGTACTGACCGCGATAAAAGCCCAAGGCGCAGACCAGCATCTTATTGATCAGATCGCCAGTCTAGGGCCAGTCACAGGCGCGGCCCTTGCCACTCAGCTACTCGATGATGGCCTAGTGCCGACGATGACCGAGAAATTTGCTGGCGTCCGTGAATCAACCGCCGGCCTTGCCCTCGGGTTAGTGCCCGGATTTGTTGCTGCCGGTATTGAATCAGGCGCCGCTGCCGTTGACGGCCTAGCAACCCAGTTAGCCAAGGAAGGCGACCGACTCACGAAACTTGGGAAGCGCATTGGTAAGCCGGTAGGGGCCGCGTTTAAGGCGCAGCTGGCCAAAGATGTGGCAGAAGCCTTGGCGAATGTGGAGGCCGCTGGCAGCGCAGCTAGGGCCGGGGCGATTGCCCGGGCAGAAGCTCAACAGTCAGCCATTACTAATCAGCAGGCAGTCATGGCATTTAGCAACCTGATACGGCAAGCCGATAGCCGCAGTGGCGCAGTGGTACAACCGGTGTTGACATGACCCTAGAAATTACTATTAACGATGATGTGATCAACCTTGGCCTTTTTGATTACAACCTGGCGATTGCCCACGGCCGCAGTGAAGTGACCAACAACCCAACGGCATCCAACGTCCAGATAACACTCAGGGGAGACACAGGCCCCCAGCTACAAATCGCTGACGTTGTGGCTATTACGTTTAATGATGTGCCTCGATTCACTGGCACAATCTCCGACCTGAACGTGTCATTTATTAGCACAACAAACCCGACCGCGATCACCAGCATTACGGCAATGGGTAACCTTTCCCACCTTGGCCTTGTCGATGTTGGGGCCAGCGGTTGGACTGAACAAAGCGCCCGGCAACGTGTCGAAGCAATAATGGTCGGGTCAGGGGAAACACTCGTTAATGGTGGGGACGCCAACATTACCCTGCACACGGTCGACCTTGTAGATGCACAACCCGCCACGGCACTAGACGCCCTGCAGGAAGTCGCAACGTGGACAGGGGCGACATTCTTTGATGACCCCCAGGGGCGAATCGTTTTTGAGGATTACGGCAACAGGGGCCAAACAACTTTCGTCGGCATATGGGCAAACCAGGTGGGCACCTGGGCAGATGCAGCTGGTGACTGGGCGTCATACCCAACCGTGATCACTGCTACATCGATGGATGCCGGCGCCGTAGTGTTTGCCCCTACGTTCACTAAAACACTCGAGCCCCTGATCAACGACGTGACCGTCACTTACCTAGCGGACGCGATAGTGAACCAAACGGATAGCGCGTCGATAGCGGCCTACGGGCGCCGCGAGTACAGGCTACAGACACAGATCAAAGACTCAACGGATGCGACTACTCGGGCGGGCGCGATCATTACAGCACAAGCCTTTCCGCTATGGAATCTCGGTCAAATATCTATCCTTATGAATGAACTTACCGACGATCAACTCGACGAAGCCCTCGCCCTCGTTTCCGGTAACCTCGTGATCGTGACCGGCCTACCCGCGTCTGGCCCGTATCAGTCCTACGAAGGCATAGTCGAGGGATGGACAGACTCATACAACAACGGGCAACACGTCTTGACGGTATCCATTAGTGACCCTCGTTTCAGTTACCAGACGCTATTGTGGAGTCAAGTCTTAGAAGATTTAGAGTGGGGCGACGTAGATGCGGCGGCTCAATGGTTCGAAATCGTGTCGAATAACGATCTAGTAGGAGCGTGAAAAATGGCGACAACAGCAGCAGGCACACCATACGTCGAGGCGTCGGATCTTGTAGCCGGCTATCCGGCCGTGAGTCTGGCACTCGCAAACCATATTGACGACACTAGCGGTAAAGTGTTGCAGGTTGTGTCCGTCATTAAAGTGGACACATTCAGTACATCAAGCACTTCCTATGTGGATGTCACGGGACTGACCGTGAATATAACTCCGTCGGCAACTTCATCAAAAATTTTAGTAATAGTCAGTTTGGCACTTAGTAATAACACGGCAGGTGTGAACTCCCGTGGACAGATATTAAGAGGGGCAACGGTTATTGGCGCAGGTACCGCCGCTGGTACCCGTAGTGTGGGATCTTTTGCCTACGGTCAATCCACAGGATCAGTGCCAACACAAACAATGAATCTGTTAGATGCCCCAGCATCTACGTCCGCATTAACTTACAAAGTTCAGATAGCCTCTCAAACTAGTGGTGCAGCATCAGTAGGATTCGGTTATTCAACTGACACGAATGACCCGGTTGTCATTCGTAACGCCGCAACAATCACCCTGATGGAGATAAGCGCATGATAGATATTGCTTTTACTCTTTTACACTCCCACCCGGGTGCTGAATGGACTTTGGACGGTGACGACTACACCGGCCTCACATGGCTCTCGGACACAGCTCAACCTACAGAGCAAGAGATAGACGCCGCCTACCCGTTAGCCGTAAAAGACTTAGCCGCAACGGAAAAAGCCCGTGTCAAATCGTTAAGCGACGCCCGAGCGTTCGCCTTATCTCTCGGGTTTACGCAGGCGATGCTCGACGTCATGTACCCACAACTCACGGAAGGCGCATAATGTCCGAAATAGATCAAGAACTTCATGTGGACACGGTAGAAGTCGAACCGGTTAAGAAGAAGCCAACGTCCTCCAAGCATCCTAAAGTGGCTACCGAAACCGAACGCGCACGGGCTATTGTCCGAGCCAAACTCAAAGGGTAGAACCGTGGACTTTGGCGACATCGTCGGGCTCATAGCAACAGCACTAGCAGCCCTCGCAATCATGGGGACTGGCCTAGTGTGGCTCATCCGGAATGTGGTTCGCGATGAGATCAAGAAAGCGACCCTCACAATACAACCTGGTTTCCGGAACGGTGGGGAATCATTGGCCGATGTTGCCGCGAAAGTCGACCGGATCTCCGAGAAGTTAGGGCTCTGATATGAAGCATTGGCTTGCCTCCACTTGGGAGGGCTCTATCGTAAAAATAGCGGGCGGCGCTGCACTCGGTGCCCTCCTGTCGTGGCTCGCAACAGCCGACGTTCACCCGCTAATCGTAGCCGTATCGGCGGCAGTAATACCCGTAATCATTAACGCGCTCAACGGTGACGACCCGAGATATGGGAGGCTAGATAATGGCGAGACTCTGTAAAGGCGGCGTCACGTTGCGCGACCAGGTGAACCGGCGCTGGCCTCGACGTGACAAAGCCTCCGACGGTTGGATCGGGGACCGGGCCCACTCTGAAAGAATATCGGACCATAACCCGAACAAGGCCGGTGTAGTCCATGCGATAGACATTGATGAGGGGCTAGGGACATACGCGAATGGGCGCACCGCCCGGCTCTTGGCTAACCAGATCCTTGATTATGCGGCCAGCGGGCTCCCCGGTGCCTCTAGACTGAAATACGTTGTGTACGAGAACCGGATTGCCTCCGGTATGTACCGTAAAACGTGGTGGAAGTGGCGGCACGGTAATTGGGGACATGAAGCCCATATACACGTAAGTTTCACAAGCGCAGCCGACCGTGAAGGCACCGTATTCCCTCTCCCAATCCTTGCTAGGTCCCCCATTGTTAAAGCTCGATGGACACGCGACCTGAGAAAAGCACGTAAAACAAACAAATAGCGGTTATGCTCGACGTCTATCGAAGGGGAACACATGACAGAATACATACGACCAGGGGAAGCCGCCGAGATATTAGGCGTATCACGCGATGCAATCCGCAGATATTCGGATGCGGGCCGCATTGATGCCATCGTCACACCTGGCGGCCACCGTCGGATTGATCGGGAATCTGTAGACGCCTACATCGTTCGGCGCACCCGCATCTCTAGCACGGTGACGATCATCGAGCGCGAATGATCACCGAAGTGCTGATCTGCGCGGCCCTACTGACGGCCCCGGCATGTGCAGCGAGCTCGATGGAGGCGAAAGATTGGAAGGGTCACGAACCTAGCCTCTACACCGGGCAGCATTACCAAAGCAAATGGGCATCAGTTCGCAAGTGCATTATGCACAGGGAGTCTCGGTATAACTATAGGGCTCGAGGCACCATATCGACCGCTAGTGGCGCGTACCAATTCCTTGACAGTCAATGGAGAATTAGCCTTACGTACATGATGATTCGCGAGAGTCGATCGACCGCCGACGGCCTGATCTCGGAGATTAAGGCACTACGGCAGCACCCGATACAGGAATGGAACCGCTACTGGCAAGACCGGGCTTTCTACACCGCATGGGATAACGGAAGGGGCGCGGATCATTGGAACCAGACCAGGCACAAGTGCTAAACGCTAGTTACTACCTATTCGACCTTGATCACTTAGGTTTAGATGGGCAGGCTTTTATCGTGATTCGTGACGGTAAACCGACCCTTGCATATAGGCGACTTACTCGTGACCGGTGGAGCCCTGAAATCATGCCAAACACGCCGGAATGATTAAAGTCCTTGACACGGCATCTACGGCTGACCAAACTAGGGCCACAGACATTCCAGCGGAGGGGAAGCCGCGTACCCGTCACAAATGAGTTGGCGGGATGTCTTCGGCGGGGCTACTTTCTAGTGGGTAGCCTCGCCAACACACTAGCCACTAGCAAAAAAGGGGAACAAATGAACGAAGCACTATTCGACTCGATTGGCGATATTCAACTCGATCGACCCGGCCACAATTGCACCGGGCAACTCTGCACATACTGCGAACGATTCGACCGTGAAGACGTCCAGGTGCTAGCCGAAATAGATAAAAATTGGCGTATCCAAGCGACTATCTTTCGTAAATCGCTTGCAATAGGTGGCCTATTCAGCGCCGACCTACTGATAGAAGCGATCGGACTACCTGACGGTCACCCGAACCAGATCGGGGCATTGTTTCGTTCATGGGCGTCAATGGGTGTGATTACGTCGATGGGGAATTACGTCGTAAGCACAAGAGAGTCCAATAATGGGCGCTCGATTCGCATGTGGAAGCGCACCGCATGAGCCCCGCACTCGTAGGGCTCGCTTGCCTACTTACTGGCCTAGTGATCGGTCTCGCGTGGGGCTATGTGGGTGGCAGTCATGAATGACTACCTTGAAGGCTACGTCCAAGCCTTAACCAATGTCCTCGACGATATAGAGGTCGAGAAATGCGAAACAGTCGCAGATGTAAGGCGCCTCATTAGGCAAATGCTCGACGATACGGACAGCGAATGACCTACAACCTAGATGGTTATGTGGACGTTTCGACCCGAATCAAACTATTTATGGCCCGTCACCCTGAGGGATCGCTGCAAATGGACCCGCCCCAATTCGTCGAGGTCGAGGGGAAACAATGGGTAATCGGTCGGGCCTACGCCTACCGCACACCCGACGATGCTCGCCCAGGTATCGGGATCGCGTGGGAAATAGTGCCGGGCACAACGAATTTCACTCGCGGATCAGAGTTACAAAATCTACAGACCTCATGCTGGGGCCGGGCGATAGGGGCCCTAGGCATCGGCATAGACGCATCCATAGCCACGCTAGATGAGATACAGCACGCTAAAGAACGCGGGAAGGTCATGCGAACTACTGAGGCGCTACCGGATGACCCTTGGGTTACTGAGGCACCCGCAGCACAATATGACGGTGCAGTACCGGGTAAAGGCTCGAGTATGTACCCACTCACAGGCCCGCAACTCAAAGCGATACACGCCATCCTGGCTAAGCGTGACATACGTGACGACCTGGACAAACTTGCCAACGTCA